TGATAGTCTCCTATAGTAAATGGGCCAAATTGTATACCTGTTACAGAAGCAATAGTATTTGGCTTACCTTCAGCATTTCCTTGACTTAATGTTAATTGCTCACCAGAAGCAATAACATTTGCATCAGCAGTTATTGATATTGCATTTACTGTAGTATTTAATTGAACACCTGTTATATCAGTATCAGGAGCAGGATCCACGGTTCCTTCGCCTGAAGTCATGGACATGTCAACAGTAGCTTGACCCCACTCTTGTTGACCCCATCCTATTTCTGCACCCCAACCTGGAGTAAATTCTGTACTTACAGGAACATTAACTGAAATATCAACATCAGTAATTGAAACACCACCCCATTCTGTAGTAGTTGCTCCCCACTCATCTTGACCCCAAGTTTCTCTTATACCTGAGTCAACCGATAATGCATCAGGACCTGTAACATCTACAAAAGCCCATTCTCCTTCAGCACCCCAAACTTCTGTACCCCAATCATCTCTACCCCAACCTTGTTCGTTGTAAGCTTGAATTGTTCCAAGAGATGTAGCAAGTGATACACCTGATGGCATAACATCTGGTGCAGGATCCACTGTACCTTCAGATATTGATAAAGTATTTAATGGGTTTTCTGATAAGAAAATTTCAGTAGCAATAGAAACCTCTACTGAATTAACTGTAGTATTTAATTCTTGAGCTTGTGTTATAGGTGCATCATTAAAGATACCAACATCAACACTTCCTACACCACCCCATCTAGTATTGTAAGATGACCATGTATCTGCTCCCCATGCGTCTTGGTTATGCTCAGATGAAATAGATAATTGATTTCCACTTGCAAGTACGTCTCCAAATATACCCCAAGCATTTTCGCCCCAAGCTTCTCCGCCCCAACCAGAGTTTATTTCTCCATTAATAGTAACTGATTCAACAGAAGTAGCTAAACTTAAACTTGAAGGAATTACAGTTCCATAACCATTCCAAATATTGGATCCCCAAGTATTTCTTCCCCAACCTGTATTAATTTCACCATCTACAGATTCAGATCCGACAGAGATTGTAAGACTTAATCCTGAAACAACAGCTTCATTATTACTTAGATCACCCCAAAGATTTGCACCCCACTGTTTACCACCCCATCCTTGTTCAGGATAAGCTTCGGTTCCAGCTTGTACTGTTATACTTGGTTGATTAACACCACCGTAAGAAAAAGATCCCCATGAAGAAGATCCAAAAGCAGTGAGACCTGCTGACGATACCTGTACTGTAATATCTGCCATCAGGCCTCCCTGTTAAAATTATGCGATTCTTAAAATAGCTGACGAACTCGTAAAGTTTGGAAATTGAATTGTAAATGTTCCAGAAGTTGCAGTTTTATCAGCACCAAAATCTAAAACACAAACTGCTTTTTTAGCTTCAGTTGAATTGTAAATTAAAGCACCTCTAGCAGTTAATGTTACACCAGTGAATGATAAATCATTAAAGTCAACGATAGCTACTCCGCCTGTTGCTAGTGAAACTTGTTGGTTAGTTAATACACCTCCACCAGCTACGTATTGTCCAGACGCTGCCACTTCGTTTGAAGTAGTGTATGAAGTTGTTGCTGAACTTAAAGTTGCTACTGATGTGTATAATCCTAATTTAAATACGTCGCCACCGTTTTCTAAATCATGAATACCTTGTAGGATTTCTGATTTAAATGAATTGGCTACTGCTTGTGATATTGCCATGTTGTTTTCTCCTTATTAAAATCTTTAATTATTCGGTGAAGGTGCAGGAATTTTAACTCTTGGCACTCCATCCGTATACTCGTCTCTACGTCTTCTGCCCATTTGCTCTAACGCAAAACTTTGTATAGCTACATTATACTTGTCTGAATAGATTTTGTACATATCCATAGGCCCTTTTAAGAACTCATAGGCATTAACCATAACAGCATTAAACAGAAGATCAGGAGCATTTTTTGACACATAGGTCTCTGTATTCGTAGCTGATAGTTCATCAGGTGAGTAGATATAACTTAACTGAACTTTGTATTGAGCATCTGGAGCTGGAGCCATAATCAATGTAGTCTCCTTCCAATTAGCGTAGTATTTAGGAACTCCTGTCGCTCCTGTTGAATTGTATTCAAATATAAAACTTGTGTCTCTTTTTTCTAAGTATTCTTTTGTAGTTGGACTTTGATTAGAATCAAATACTAATATTGATCTAACAATTATAGAAGTTCTAGTAGCTGTTGTATTTGGTGAACTAGGTAAATCTAAATATGGTGAATTTATGTTTAAATTTGCAGTCGCATATTCTCTAGTGTAATCTGCATCTACTTCTCTAAAAATACGAAGTTCTGCATCTCTAATCATACCTTGAATAATAGAGTCCGTTAAAACAGTTGATCCAACTTCTGTATAATCTCTTACTTTTTGTAATAATTCTGCGTATGTCATATTATGTTGTTATTGTAACACTCCCTACCCTTACTCCCAACTGTCTTTTGTTATTTTCTTCTAAAGGATCTACAGATGGCTGCATACCGTTAGATGTAAACTGACCTGGCCAATATTGTGGATCCAAGTATACTGTTACAGGTGCGGGTCTTTGAGGTCTTGCATTCCATAACGCTACAGGATCTGCCATATGTGGCTTGGGATCTAGTTGTGGATGTTTTGCTTCAAATTCAGATGTATGTACCCATGAACCATTCCATTCTTTTACCATTTCTCTATACGGAAAAGCTTGTCCTGATCTATCTGAGATGGATTGTGAATATTTACCTTTTGAGTAAGCCATTACGATCCTTGTGGGTAATAAACATTAGGAGTGATGTAAACAGATGTTCTTTGTCCATCTTCTTCTAATGCTCTTTTTAATTCATCTTCGTATAATAATTTTAATGCTTGTATTCTATCAGGTGCAATCTTTTGTGATAAATAAAATGCTAATCCAGATACCATACATGGAAAGAATCTAAATGGCATATCTGAAGTATTAGTGTATGCACCCACATCTTCGATTCTTGCAAGATAGTAATAGAATATATTCGTCACGGCGCTCGTATCAGGAGCCAGATATAAACTAATAGTTGGGTTGATTTGTCTATTAACATAATACTGAGAAGGAGTTCCTGTATCAGTTTTATTTGGTATTGCAATATACTCTGATCTAGAAACTTTTGTTAAAGTTTGCTGTGTTCCACCTGTTGTAGTTACAACAGCTTCCAAAACATCGTTACAATCGCTTGGAGTATTATAAGTTACTTGACCGTTTACAAATGTAGTTGTTTCAGATTTAACTTTCCAAAGGTTAATACCTCTGTTGCCCCATTCAGAAAATAAAAGATTTAAACTTCTTCTAGCTGATTTAATATCGTTTCCAGAATTAGTTCTTACGCCACATCTTTCGTAAGCCTCTTCGATAACTTCATCAATAGTGATGTTAAAACTTGTAGTTCCTGATGTAGCCATTTCATCCTTACGCTTTTATTGCTTTTTGTAAATGTAGAGGTAATGTTTTTTGTTTTTCAGTTAGCATGCCTGTTTTAGCTTGAATCATACCAGTCATTTTATAATTTTTATGACCGCCACCGATTGCCATACCACCTGACATTTTTTTCTTAACATCTTTTCTTATATCACTTGCGTCTGGTAAATTAGATGCCTTAATAATTTTATCAGCATCTTCTTCCATTTTATTTTTTTTATAAGCTTTACCCATTATCTTACTCCTTCAAATTTTCCTCCCTTAACAGCGATACCCATACCACCGCAAGAGAAATTGGTTATTCTATTTTTGGCCACAGCTTTTGCAGCCTTATCCTGTTTGTCTTCTTTGACAGAATCCGTTGCTTTTTTTAACGCCTCTAAATAGGCTTTGTATTCAGTTGCTTCTTCCATTATGTATCTATCATACCACCATAATATAATTTAGTAAACGCACCTTTAGATGCAAAAGTACTAACATTTGTAGGTTTACCACCTACACCTTGAGCTTTACTTCTTTTTCTCGCAACAGCAGAACGCTTTTCTGATTCTGTCATTCGGGCTGCTTTTGCAGCAGGCACGCATTTGGGGTACTTTCTTTTTGATGAACTTGCAGATTTTCTTCCACATTC